GTTACCGCGAATACCAGTAATCAGTTGGAGGGGAAGACCTGGGCGGAATTGGCAAAGTGGCACAACATGCTGGTGAACAAGGAGTGGTTCAAGTGGACCGCTTCCAAGTTTTATTGTCTGATGCAGAAGGATGGTGAGAAGAACTGGATGTTCGAGTGTGTGCCGTGGAGCGAGGAGAGAACAGAGGCGTTTGCCGGTTTGCACAATGCCTCAAGTTCCGCGGTGATGATCTTTGATGAAGCATCCGCGATACCGGACAAGATCTGGGAGGTGTCGGAAGGGGCGATGACCGATGGGGAGCCATTCTGGTTCACGTTTGGGAACCCAACCCGGAATACAGGGAGGTTTCGGGAATGTTTCGGGAAGTTCCGCCACAGGTGGTTAACGAAACAGGTGGATTCGCGCAGCGTGCGGATTACCAACAAGGGGCTTTTGGATGGATGGGTCGAGGATTACGGGGATGATTCTGATTTTGTAAGAGTCAGGATCAAAGGGCAGTTTCCAAGAGCGGGTGCAGCGCAGTTTGTGCCAGTGGATCTGGTGGAGGAGGCGCAGGACCGGGAACTGGAGCCGGATGAGGGAGCGGCGTTGACGCTGGGTGTTGATGTAGCGAGATTTGGGGATGACCAGTCTGTGTTGTATTTCAGGAGGGGGAGGGATGGAAAGTCCATACCGACTATTAAATATAGAGGGGTGGATACCATGCAGTTGTCTTCTTATGTTGCGGAAGCGGCGGACAAGTACCAGCCTGATTTGATCTTTGTGGATGGTGTAGGGGTTGGCGGGGCTGTGGTGGATCGGTTGAAGCAGTTGGGGTATAAGGTGGTGGATGTGAACGCGGGGTCCAAAGCGCAGGACACGCAGAAGTATTCCAATAAGAGAGCGGAGATGTGGGATCGGATGAGGGAGTGGTTGCTGGGTGGGTGTATCCCGATGGATCAGGAGTTGTACGATGATCTGATTGGGCCTGAGTACAGGTATGACAAGTCGAACCGAATTCTGCTGGAACGGAAGGATGAGATGAAGAAGAGGGGATTGGCAAGTCCTGATTGTGGAGATGCCTTGTCCCTGACATTTGCACAACCCGTGGCGAGGCATGATGTGCGTCATTCGCGGCATGGGATGAAACGGAGGGTTGCCCGTGATGTTGATTATGTTATCTTTAGCTGATAGAACATGTGTTTATGAAGATTAGGCGTATCCGCGATGAGGCGGATGTCGAGAAGATGATCGAACTTGGAGCGAAGATGCACGCCGAGAGCCGGTATATGGATATCCCGTATGATAGAGCCAAACTGGCGGAATACGGAAGAGCGGCCATTGAGAACCCATTTACATGGGGAGGTTTTCTGGCCGAGGATGAAGAGGGTAAGGTCTACGCGATGATCGCCGGTTTCAAGGCTCCGTTCTATTTCTCATCGGATGCTTTCCAGGTAACGGATGCTTTTGTCTATGTGGATAAGAGCAAGCGTGGGGGGTTGGCTGCGGCGCGTTGCGTGAAGGCTCTGGAGGAGTGGGCTGGGAACGTAAAGGCGCATGAGATTGTCTTTGGTATAAGCGCCGGGATTAATAATGCGGCGGCGGAACGACTGTATACAGGACTTGGGTACACCCAGGTTGGAACATTAATGCGAAAACAAGGAGCCTGATTATGGGCGGAGGCGCACCAGCACCACCACCAGTACCGAAAGATCCATCTCCTCCGCCGGATAGGAACGAGGAAGAGGTAAAAGCGGCCCAGACGCTTGAGCGCAGGAAGCAGTTGCAGGAGAGAGGCAGGGCTTCTACCGTGCTGACTAGCGCCAGAGGTCTTGGGGCTATCGAAGACACTAATTTGGCTAAGAAAACTTTGGGTTCCTGATGAAACAGGATATAGCGGACAGTATCATTCGGCGCGTAGAGCGTCTGGTCGCAGGACGATCCACGTTTGAAGCACAATGGCAGGAGATCGCCGAAAGGGTAATCCCCCGTCAGTCGGGTACGTTTCTTGCGCCTGCAACGGATTTCAATAAAGGGGAGAAGCGAACAAACAAGATGTTCGACTCCACGGCTGCATTGGGGCTGGAGAGATTCTCCGCTGCGATGGAGTCGATGCTGACCCCGAGGAACAGCAAGTGGCACCGGCTGCGGGCAACGAATGAATACTTGAACCGGGACCGAGAAGTGGCGTTGTGGTTTGAAGACATCAATGACATTCTGTTTCAACATCGGTACAGCCCGCGAGCGAATTATGCTTCTCAGCAACATGAGATCTACATGTCGCTGGGCGCGTTTGGTACAGCGTGCATGTTCATTGATGAACTGGACACCACGGGGTTGCGGTATCGGGCGGTGCATCTGGGTGAAGTGTTCTTCATGGAGAACCATCAGGGATTGATTGATACCTGTCACCGCAAGTTCACCATGACTGCAAGACAGGCGGCTCAGAAGTGGGATGAGTCTCTCTTGCCGGATAACCTCATGAAGGCGCTGAACGAGAATTCGGACAAGGAGTTCGAGTTCATTCATTGCGTGAAGCCGCGTGAAGAGATGGACGTTGCCAAAGCGGATTATCGGGGGATGCAGTATGCGTCCTATTATGTGTCCATCGAGGGCAAGAAGTTGTTGTCTGAGGGTGGATACCAGACATTCCCGTATGCCATATCGAGATATGTGACCGCGCCCGGTGAAGTGTATGGGCGATCCCCGGCGATGCTGGCATTACCCGCGATCAAGGTGCTGAACGAGCAGAAGAAGACGATGTTGAAGCAAGGACATCGTGTGGTTGATCCTGTTCTGCTGGCGCATGATGACGGGGTTGTGGACTCATTCAGTTTGAAACCGGGGTCAATCAACTACGGGGGTGTATCGGCGGATGGTCGAAGATTAATTCAGGAATTGCCTGTCGGGAATCTGGCTGCGGGTCAGGAACTGATGGACATGGAAAGGACCGTGATTAATGAAGCGTTCCTGGTGTCATTGTTTCAAATCCTCGTTGACTCTCCACAGATGACAGCGACGGAAGTGCTGGAGAGAGCAAGAGAGAAAGGGGCGCTGTTGTCTCCAACCATGGGGCGGCAGCAGAGTGAGGCGCTGGGGCCGATGATCGAGAGGGAGATTGATCTTCTTTCCAGACAGGGTTTACTCCCTGATATGCCTCCTTTATTAGTGGAAGCGGAAGGCGAGTTCTCGATTGAGTACGATTCCCCGTTATCTAGAGCGCAGAAGGCTGAAGAGGCTTCAGGCTTGTTCAGGACCATCGAGTTCGCTACTCAGTTTTCCAATGTTACGGGAGATCCATCTCCGTTTGATCACATTGATATCGATGAAGCGATGCCAGCGATCATGGGGATCAACGCTGTACCGGAACGGTGGAAGCGGGGCGAGAAGGACATTGAAGCCGTCAGGCAACAACGGGCTGAACAGGCTCAGATGCAGCAGCTTATGGACGCGGCTCCGAGTCTTGCGTCAGCCGCCAAGACGGCGGGTATAGGTGAGTAACAAGGTTGAGGAATTTCTTGATGCCAGAACCCAAGCTTACAAACAGACATTCGATGGGCCTCATGGAGAGACGGTGCTTGAAGATCTGTCCAAGTTCTGTAGGGCGCATCAATCGACAGCCCATGCCAATCCTTACATGGCAGCAAGGCTGGATGGGCGAAGAGAGGTTTGGTTAAGGATACAGCAGCACTGCAATCTGGATAAAGAGACTCTCTGGAATCTCCTTATGTAAAAAAGACCCTCTGTCCAGAGTGTGGAGCAGAGGGCTAATCACCAGAGGAGGATTGCTGTAATAGCAATCTGGTAGTTAAATTGATACTATCTCAACAGGATTGGAAAAGTCAACTATGAGTGAAGAGAACAACACTGAGGTAGAACAAGCGCCAGACACGACCCAGGATTCTTCTCAATGGACTGATGGGTTCAGCGAGGACATGGTTGGACTTGTGCAGAATAAGGGGTGGTCCTCCCCAAGTGATGTGGTGAATTCATACCAGAATGCAGAGAAGCTCATCGGTGTACCGGAAGAGCGCGTTCTGAAGATTCCTGAGAAGCCTGACGATGTTGAGGCTTGGGACAAGGTGTATACCCGGCTTGGCAGACCGGAAGATTCAAAAGATTATAGCCTGGAGATTCCGGAAGGTGGGTTGAATGACCCAATGGCTGACTGGGCCAGAACTTCGTTTCATAAGGCAGGGCTTACTGACAAACAGGCTAACCTTCTTTCCAAGGATTGGAACGAACATATGAAGGGAGTGACTTCAACGAATCAGGAAGATTTGGCTGCGAAAGCGCAAGAACAGGATAACGCTCTGAAGAAGGAGTGGGGCGCTGCGTATGATTCTAATGTAAAGACCGCGCAGAAAGCTTCGAGAGAATTCAATCTGGATGCGGATTCGATTGATAAAATCGAAAATGCGCTGGGATATTCTGAAGTGATGAAACTTATGCACAATGTTGGGGCCAAACTGGGAGAAGATACTTTTGCAACAGGAGACACCTCTGCGAACGTATTCGGTGTGATGACTCCTGCTCAAGCCAACCATGCTCTTGGGGATCTCATGCTGGACAAGGAGTTTATGGAAGCGTGGATGGATAATCAGCATCCAGGACACAAGGAAGCTGTAGCTCGTAAATCCAGATTGACTGGATGGGCGTATCCGGACGTAGTGAATGGATGACCTGGAAGCAAGAGTCCGGTGTCTGGAAGCAGCAGTGCAGATCACTGCCAGACAGGTAGTTCATGACCCAGATGTTGTGATGGATATAGCGAATCGATTTTACGGTTCATTGATTTCATCTTCTGTAGGGGCCAGAAAGCCCTCCAGGAGGAAGAAAGACACAGATAACCTGTCAACTCTGTTGAGTTGATTGGCCTGGGAAGACACACTGGATAGACAGTGCGCGGCCCCTCCTCGAGGACAAGCCAGGAAGAGAGTGATGCCTGAAAGACACTCGCTTTTTGTGTTTAATCTAAAGGGAGCAAACCATGTCCTTTCAAGTGAATACTGCCTTTGTGCAGGATTACAAGAACACCGTGTCGCTGCTTTTGCAGCAACGGGGTTCGAAGCTTCGTGGTGCGGTGACGCAAGACGGCTTTACGGGTAAATCCGGTAAGGCTGTTGAGCAGATCGGCGCGGTCAACGCGCAGAAACGCACTTCTCGTCACGGTGATACACCTCTTATCTCCACCCCGCATGATGCTCGTTGGGTTTTCCCAACGGATTATGAGTGGGCGGATCTGATCGATGATCAGGATAAGTTGCGTATGATCATTGACCCAACCTCACCTTATGCAGTTAACGGCGCGTATGCGATGGGTCGTTCCATCGATGATGCGTTGATTGACTCATTTTTTGGAACTGCAAAGACTGGAGAGAATGGTACGGTTAGTACTACTTTCCCCGCTGGTCAGCAAGTCGCGTCAGGTTCCGCTGGCATGACAATTGCTAAACTTCGTTCTGCCAAGAAGATTCTTATGGCGAATGAAGTGGACGTTGACAATGATCCGCTATTCATCGCGATCACTGCGGAACAGCACGATGACCTGTTGGGTGAGAGTCAAGCAATCTCTCTTGACTTCAACACCAAACCCGTTCTTGTTGAAGGTCGGATCACTGCGTTTATGGGATTCAACTTTATTCACATTGAACGTCTTGGCGTTGATGGTTCGAGTGCGCGGCGCTGCCCAGCATGGGCGCGTTCGGGGATGCATCTGGGTATGTGGAATGACATTACGACTCGCATCAGCGAACGTGATGACAAGTCCTACGCCAATCAGGTGTATGTGAAGGGGACTTTCGGTGCAACCCGTCTTGAAGAAGGCAAGGTTGTTGAAATCCTGTGTACTGAATAAGGAGGAACCATAATGGCGACTACATATTCAACTGAAGCAAATGGTCCTCTGAACTCCACTCCTGCTACGAATGCAGAGGGTTCGGTGT